GGTCATCGCAACGCTCGTTTTTTCTTTAGCGTCAGACACCAAACGAGCTAAACCCTTGCGCCGCAAGGGATCTCAATGAGTCTCAGGCAAGACTCGACCTAAGACAGCTTACGGCGGTTTAGCAGGCGTTAAGTTAAGCCTGTCCTGAGTTAACTGCTTGTTAGTTACGTTTGCTGAGCTTGCTGCAATTAGAGGTTGCACTAAGGCGGCCGTTACGCACGCGAGCAAAAGCCGCATCGCTGATGCGGTGGTGATTAAAGATGGAAGGAAATGGCTAGATCGTGATCTTGCGATTGAGCTATGGAATCTCAATACACGCGACACACCTGGCAGCAAGGTGAGCAGGGCTGATCCTGTTGATCCATTGCCACGTGATCGTGATGAATTGAAGCGCAGCATCGAGCGATTGCCTGATGATGCGATTCCGGATCTCAATGAGTCTCGAGCGAGACGAGAGCATTACCAGGCGGAGCTAGCGAAGCTGCAGGTATCGCAGCAACGTGCCGAGCTGGTCCCAGCTGATCAGGTGAAGAAAGAAGCGTTTCAGATGGGGCGAAGCGTGCGTGAGGCATTGGCGAATTTGGCGGATCGTCTTAGCCATCAACTGGCTGGTGAAACGGATCCTGCGCGGATCCATCAGGTGCTGACGCAGGAGCACCGCAGCGCGTTGGTGGAGCTGTGTGATGAGTGATGCATGGACCGCTGGATTCCTCGAGGGCCTGCGGCCGGAGGAACCGCTAACGGTTAGCGAATGGGCTGATCGGTATCGCAAGCTGAGCAGCAAAGCGAGTGCGGAGCCTGGGCCATGGCGCACCAGCCGCACGCCTTACCTGCAGGAGCCGATGGATTGCTTGAGCAGCGAGAGCCCAGTGCAGCGTGTGGTGATGATGTTTGCGGCACAGACGGGCAAGACGGAGGCCGGCAGCAACTGGCTGGGGTATGTAATCGACCATGCGCCGGGGCCGATGTTGTGCGTGCAGCCAACGATTGAGATGGCGAAAAGGCTTAGCAAGCAACGGCTTGAGAGCATGATCAGTGAAACGCCTTGCTTGGCGGCCAAGATCGCACCGGCTCGGAGCAGGGACTCTGGCAACACGATGTTCAGCAAAGAATTCAGCGGCGGGATCATGCTGATGGCTGGTGCCAACTCCGCTACCGGGTTGCGATCGGCGCCATGCCGCTATTTGTTCGCTGATGAGGTGGATGCGTTTCCTGATGATGTGGATGGTGAGGGCAGCCCGCTGGCGCTGGCGGAGCGGAGGACCACGACGTTCGCCAGGCGCAAGATCCTGATCACGTCTACGCCAACGGTGAAGGATTTCAGCACGATCGAGGCTGAATATCTGAGGAGTGATCAGCGACGGTTTTTTGTGCCATGCCCGAGCTGCGGTGAGATGCAATGGCTGAAGTGGGGCCAGCTGAAGTGGAAAGAAGCGAACCCTGAGACGGTGTTGTATGAGTGCGAATGTTGTAAGGAGCGCTGGCCGGAGCGACACAAGCCGCAGCTGTTGGGTGCTGGTGAATGGCGAGCTACAGCACCGGCCGGTAATGGCAAGACGGCTGGGTTCCATCTGAGTGGGCTGTACAGCCCGCTGGGCTGGTGCAGCTGGGATCAGCTGGTGGATGACTTTCTACGGGCGAAGGGCGACGCGCCAGCGCTGAAGGCATTCGTCAACACCAGGCTGGCTGAGACCTGGGAGGAGGACTACAGCGCCAAGATCAACGCTGATGGCCTGATGGCCAAGCGCTTGGCGTATGAGCCGGGCAGCTGCCCTGAAGGCGTGGTGCTGCTGACTGCTGGCGTTGACGTGCAGGACAACAGGCTGGCGGTGAGTGTTTGGGGATGGGGTGAAGGCGAGACGGGCTGGCTGGTGTGGCACCAAGAGCTGATGGGCGATCCGACGCAAACAGAGGTATGGGGGCAGTTGGATCAGGTGCTGGCTGCTGAGTGGGGGCAGCTGAAGGTGCGCCAGATGGCGATCGACTCTGGCGGCCACTGCACGCACGAGGTGTATCGCTACGTGCGCGATCGTGTTGGGCAAAGTGTGGTTGCGATTAAGGGCAGCAGCAAGCGCAACAGCCCTGCAGTGGGCAAAGGCAGCAAGGTTGATGTGAACTGGCGCGGAAAGGTGATCAAGCGCGGCGTCACGCTTTACATGCTGGGCACTGACACGATCAAGACGACCCTGTTCGGCCGGCTGCGGCACAACGAAACGGCTGGCAGCTTGAATTTCGGCATGGCTGCGGATGAGGATTATTTCAAGCAGCTCACTAGCGAACGGCAGGCGTTGCGGTATCACCGGGGGTTTCCTATTCGGGAATGGGTGAAGAAAGCAGGCGATCGAAACGAAGCGCTTGATTGTGCGGTGTATGGCTACGCAGCGATGTTGATTTTTAGCCGCAAGATGAATAAAGCGACGATGTGGGGCCAGTTGAAGGCTGAAATGGAAGGAGAGAAGAAGCCGAAGCTAGGATCGAAGCAGAAGCCGCAACGTGCGGCATCAAGTTTCGTAAGCAGCTGGTGAGGCCGTGAACATCCCTGCGACGATCCGATCTGGCGACACGGTGAAGTGGCGGGATGATGGCGGCCGCGACAATTTGGGCAACACGATCGACAGCAGCAGCTGGACACTGACCTATTACCTGCGAACTAATACAGCAAGCGAAGGCGCGACGGTGACTGGTGCGGCCTATGGGTTGGGCTGGGAGTTCACGGTATCTGCTGCTGTAAGCGCTGGTTTTGCTGCTGGGGCATGGTTTTGGCAGGCGGTAGCGGAGCAGGGCAGTGAGAAGGTGACGCTGGGCGCTGGCCAGCTTGAGGTGTTCGCGGCGCTGGAGTACAGCGGCACGCCTGGTGCATTTGATGGCCGCACACAGCTGCAGCAGGATCTTGACGCGGTGCAGGCTGCAATCCGCACATTGATCAGCGGCGGTGCTGTTAAGCAGTACAGCATTGGCGGTCGCAGCCTGACGAAGTATGAATTGAGTGATCTGTTGGCTTTAGAAAGCCAATTGAAAGCGCAGGTGAAGCGAGAGCAGGCTGCGCAGCTGCAGGCCAATGGCCTCGGCAATCCCCATAACCTTTTTGTTCGCTTCTGATGGGCCTCCGCACGCAGCTGTTAAAAGCCTTTGGATTCCGCCGGCCGCGGCGTCGGATGTATGAAGGCGCGAGGGTAAGCAGGCTTACAAGCGACTGGGTAGCGAATGGCACCAGCGCCGATGCCGAAATCAACGGCAGCTTGAAGCGGTTGCGCAATCGCAGCCGCCAGCTGGTGCGCGACAACGATTATGCGCGGCAGGCCGTGCGTGCGGTGCGCAATAACGTGATCGGTACTGGTGTGCGCTTGCAGGTGCAGGTGCCGATGCAACGCGGCAACGGCCGGCTTGATCACCAGGTGAATGATGCGATCGAGAAAGCGTGGCGGATGTGGGGACGCAAGGAAACTTGCAACACCGCGGGCCGGCTGTGCTTTAGCGACATCGAACGCCTTGCGGTTGGTGCGATGTGCGAATCGGGTGAAGTCTTCATCCGTATTGTGCGGCGGCCTTTTGGTGGCGGCAGCATCCCGATTGCATTGGATGTAATCGAGTCAGATCTGCTGGATGATGAATACACAGGTGTTAGCACCACGCCGGGCAACGAATGGCGCATGGGCATTGAGCTCGACCCATGGGGTCGGCCGGTGCAATATGCGTTTCTGACCAGCCATCCGGGTGATACGCCTTTTGCGCGGCCTGCCACTAGCCGGCACCAGCTGATCCCAGCCAACGAGATCATTCATCTGTATCTGCAGGAACGGCCCGGCCAGACGAGGGGTGTGCCCTGGTTCTCGTCTGCGATCAAGCGGATGCACCACCTTGCTGGGTACGAGGAAGCGGAGGTGATCCGCGCTCGCGCCAACAGTTCGCTGATGGGCTTCATTACCAGCCCTGAAGGTGAGCTGCAGGGTGATGAGGTTTACGACGGCGAACGGGTGAGCAACTTTGAGCCTGGTGTGTTCAAGTATCTGGCGCCGGGCGAAACCGTCACGGTGCCGCAGCTCGATGCACCTGATGGGCAGTTTGAGCCGTTCTTGCGTGCGATGTTGCGTGCAATGGCCAGCGGGCTGGGCTGCAGCTACGAAACGATCAGCCGCGACTTCAGCCAGAGCAACTACAGCAGCAGCCGGCTGAGCTTGCTGGAGGATCGCGATAACTGGCGTGCGCTGCAGAATTACATGA